CGCCGCCTCTTTCCTCGCTCGCGTCAACAGTTACGCCAACGCTTAAACCGTCGCGTAAATTTTCGCTAGCTTCTATTAAACTATCTGTACCTTTTGTAGTAGCACTTACTTTAAAGGTTGCATAAAGGCCGCGTGTATCCTCGCTTATATTTTGTGCAAACCCAATAGGGTCTGTAGCTGAGTGTTCTAATAATAATTTAATTTTACCGCCGGTTTGGTAATTTATTGAGCCTTGCTCGAAAACTACTTTACCTACGCTGGTGTTGCCGATTTCGCCAAACGGTACAATTTTGCCAGCGATAATTCTACGCTCTTGATCTGTTGCTTCTATTGAGCTGTTAAAGTTCAACTGCATTAGGTGTACCTCCGTTAGGTGTTAAATCTTCCATTTCGCGGGCTTGTTCTACTGTAATTAAATTAAGGGCTAACATTTTTTCTATTACTGCTAAGCGTGTTAATGCGTCGCTACGTAAGTAACTATCGTCTAATGACATACGGACATAATTTTGTGAATTAGTCATATCGTTCATAGATAAACGTTCCTCTATTGCAGATATAAAAGGCCGTAGGCTCATGTCGACAAACTGTTTACGCTCGTCCATAACGTTGGAGTAAGTCATAGAATTATTAGCGTCTGCACTTAGCAGGTAAGCGGGTACGTTACAAAGCCTGCTTATTTCGGTAGCTAATTCGTTTTTTGCTTCTGAGTACATCATGTCTTTAGGGCTAAAGGCTGTTGGCTCATACTTAAGCGTGCTGGATAGATACGCGGTGCTGCGCTGTGTACGTGCCAACTTCCAACTAGCTAGTAGTCCGGTAATTTGTTCCTCAGGAAGGTCAGCCCCCGAATTTTGAATATACCCGCTCGCGATTGGCGTTTCGGCTGCAACAGCGGCGGCTTTTTCTAAATTAAGTGCAGCGCGTATAGTTCTACCGCCTCTATTTAAAATACCTTCGTCCATAGCCTGAAAAGTAATTAAACTGCCAATACCTGTAGCTGGTCGTTCGCTACCGTCAACTGCATAAGATTTAACTAAAGTGTTTGTGTTATTTAGGGTTACTGTTACGCGTGTGTTAGCTACCCAAGCAAACCGACTAGGCCGCCCGTCATCTGCGTAAAGCTCGGTAACTTCCCAATATGCAACGCCGTAAAAAAATAAAGCGTCAACAGTCCAACCTAAAGTAATTACGCGAGGCTGTCTGTAGTCTGGTTGATCTAGCCAGATTGGGTTGCCTAATTCTTGGCCGGTAGATTTTCTGTAAAGGTGTAGGGGCAGTGTTGCTACTACCCCTTTTATTAACGCTGCAGCTCTAGCGACGGACGGTACAGCTATAGCGTCTGATCTAGTAATAAAAGTTTGAGGTGTGAAAAATAAGCTGCTTGGGTCTGGCTCAAATACAGGCGGGTTATATTGCGCGCGTATCGTCGGGGTACTTTGAGGCGCACTGACAGACTCGACTAGGCGTAATGATTGTAGTAACCCCACGCGGGTACTATATACCTAATTTTAATAATTTGTCCGATTTGTTCGGCGTGTCTAATTGACTATTATCTGCGCGACTGCCTGAGGCCTAGAGGCGTACCAGGCAACCATAGCTACACCGATAGCGGCGCATATTTCACCAGCTGACTTACGCCTTACAATTTTCCAGCCGTACTCTGTGTGTTTAGTAGCGCACGCTGCTATAGCCTCATTTAGCACTAGATCGTTTGGGTGCAGTAATTGGCTATGACTCATAAGCTGGGCAAGCCGGTTACTAGCTTCATTTTGAGATTTACCGCTAACGTCCATAAGGGTAGTACCTGCACCCTTTAAGTAGCTGGCTACGTTTTCGCTAACCCATTTATCATACATAAGGACCTTAGGCCTAAATCTCATAATATGGGCATTTATATCGCTAGCTACTTGCCTATCGTCTAAAGGTGTAGCTGTATTCCAGACTTGCAAAACTTTAACCTTTACGCGCATTTCGTCGACCTTTTGCCCTGCAATTAGTACCGCGTACTTATTCGTGTAGGACTTATCAAACGCAAAATAGGTGAGTCCGCCTGGCTCAACTACTATTGACTCATCTTTACATTTATCCCACGCGCCTATTTCAAACGGGCTAGCCAGGTTATCTACAAACTGACAAAGTACCTCAACTCTAAAAGTTAACGGGTCGCTGGTAGCTAGTGAGTGCCTAAGTATTTCCTCGGTCATTGTGTGGCCTAAGGCAGGTACAGCCTCTACCCAGCCTTTAGGGTCCTCTATTTTCCTAGACGGGTGAGCTGACCACTCTAACCAGCCCAGAGTAGGGGACACGTCAGCGATTGCCTTATCGCGTAAACTGTTTAGCACTGTTGAGGATTTATCACCGGCATTAGATACGGTCAGCATTTGAGCCGCTGGACGAGCGTTCATAGTAAAGCTAACCGCCTCCATAGCCTCGGGCGTAATTGTGCGTAATTCGTCCAAGAATACAAAGTCTGCAGATAGTCCGCGGCTGCCATTGTTTGTTGCAGCTACTACGATAATCCTCGCACCGTTTTTAAACCTGATCTCTTGCTTGCCATTAGTTAAGTAGTAACGCTGGTAAAGGTGCATTAACGACGGGTTGCTAGTAATTATATCGTTTATCTGGTATAGGGTCATTTCTGCCTGCTGTGCATTGACCGACATTAAAATTATAGACTTTTCCTCAAATAGGTAGATTCCAGCAAGTATGCGGATTTTGGCGAGTTCGGTTTTACCTACCTGCCGACTACAAACAATACCTAGCGTGCGACGCGTCCATTTACCGTTAGTCGTTTGCAGTAATTCCCTTAGAGCTGTTATCTGCCAGGGCATTAAGTTAATACCAATACTTTTAGCAAACTCTAAAGCTAGTTCGGCTTTTTCGTAATCACCTTCTACAGCTGCAGCCCTAATGCGCGGTGTAGGGCTTCCAATTAACCGGCCTCCCAAAGGATAAACATTTGTCTTTGGACTGTCGGTTATGTCCGGTTCATACTGGTCTGGACTGGTATTAAAATTCGGACTTATCGGGACAATCTCGGGTAAATTGGTGTTTACAAGATCGGGAGGGGTCGTTTGTTGTGCTAAAAAAACGCCTTTATGTCCTAGTTTGTCGCCTTTGAGCAAGTTGCAACGCCTACAGATAGCAGCCAAGTTTTCAGGGTCATACTCTGCACCGCCCTTAGATCGCGGGCGTATATGGTCTACCTCATTAGCTTCTGGCGTTCCGCACAGGTAACACGTGTTTTGATCGCGGCGCAAAATCTCGAGTCGAAGCCGTCGCCACTCGGCCGTACGTAACCCAGCCATTAGTAGTAACCGTTCTTAAGGTGAAAGGCTAAAGCAGCCTGGCACGTGCCGTACCGGCTGTACACGTATTTAGTAAACCATACAATCTGCTCTTGAGGTGTAGCAGTTTTTAAGTACTTAGTTCTACCTTGAGGTAATCCATAATGACTACCATTAACAGCTTTAGGATTATAGCTAGATTCTTTATATATAATTAACTTACAGGCTTTATATTCATAACTACCGGTTGTTAATTCTTTTAGTGTTTTATCCCAATTATTACTATTACTTAATAATATTATTATAGGTAATATAATATATATATTAATTATACTCATACGTTTACTCATTTATGCAAACCCCACAATATCGGCGTGTCGCATAGCCAAACAGCCACACTCCACAGCCTAAGCAACGCCTAATATCGGCCTCACTTGTCACCATAGCCAGCCTCCCTAAGTAGACTTACTAACTGTTCAAAGGATAGCAACGCTACCCAATCCCCTATAGAAGCCTCACCTTGCCCGTTAAGGCGTAGTACGGCCACCTTTAGGTCTAACTCACTGCCTCGCTCTTTTAACTGCTTTAAAGTCGCACCAGGGCTAAATCCGGTCCTAGCCTTGACCTCCCAGTCAATACCTACAGTGCCGGTTATGTCGCTACCTTGTCTGCCTGCACCTGTTGACTCGGCATAGGTAAAGCCATTAGCTGCTAAGTATTGGGCTACTACCTTTTGCGATCTATAGCCCCTATGTTTACGGGACTGGCTCATAAACTTTTACTAGCTCTGTTTGAGGCACCCAGTAAGCAGTATTACGACTGGTAGTTTTTAAGTAAAGGCTATCCTTACAAAACTTAACTGGTAGCCAACCCTGGATTACAAACGGGTTAGAGCCAGTAACCAGGATAACCCGATCACTGTCCCTATCGTTTTCCTGAATTATCAGGTGTCCAGTGTTTATTTCTGTGTGCTTGACCTCCCAGTCTGGGGCTATGTCTGGGTCGTCTTTATAGCTATCCACGCTAGGGACAAAGTCCGGCACTTTAAGCCATTTAGCAGCTGCTATTTCAGCGCACGCACCTAACCAATTTAACTTTAAAATATAATCAGGCGTTAGGTGATCGCTCGCGTACTTATGCTTATAGCCTGCCTTATCTGCGTTAATCATACGAGCCATAGCGGCCTGCAAGCCCATTTGTACCTCGCGCTCATTAAGCAGTATTTCTATACTCATCTAGGCCTACAATCAGCGCATAGCCAGACAGACATCTCTAACGCCATAATCCCACCGGCTTTACTTGTCTGCCTATTGCAACCGTCGCATACCTCGGTTTCATCTATAACCGCGTTACCGTCCCTATCTACCTTTAGCGATACGTTACCAGGGTAGATAATCTCCATAGCCCCCACTAGTTAACCCAAGTAGGTGGGCATTGGTCCTTACGGTCTTTGCTAGGGCATGACCAACATTTGTAAGGCTTACCGGCCTTTGATATGCCCGTTTTAAACTCCATATAGCCATGCTTACAGCTAGGGACAGCCTCACCGCCTAGCGTGTCTGCCACTACTCCTACAGCTTCTTTAATGGTCCAGGCGTCTACTTGAGTCGTAACTACGCGACCCATAAGACTATTACTGACCGCTTTTATTAGCTCGACTGTATCTAATATGGCTGTTAATTGGTTTTCAAAGTCTGCCTGATCTACGGCGTAAACGTTGATTAAATCCCCGTTAGCCATTTTAAAGTTAGCCTGTAATTTAGTATCTACGTTATTAGCCATTTATTTGACCGTCCATTTCTAATTGTATTGGGGCTACTGCTTTTACCTGATCTTGCAACGACCACCTGTAACCTTCGTGCGTAGTCGTATTTGTAAAGGTCGTTACCTCGAGCGCGTGAGCCTGGCAGTAATGCCGCTTCTGCCCATGACTTTTAGGGTTAACGCTGGTAATAGTAATACTGGCCTCAGTCATAGCCCGGTCATGCCAGACGTTTTTAACTCGGCCCCATTGTGTTTTGCAGTAATCGCACCAGATACCAGGCTCAGATTTAGTAATCATTTAACAGCTCTTAAATAGCCTGGGTGTCTACGCATACTTTGTAGCTCTTTTTTCGCTGTGTTATATCCTCTTGACCAAGCCAGTACAGCTACTCCAAAAGTAATAACGCCATAAATAACCAACATATAGATAAACGCTAAATTACCTGCCATTTTTTCTAGTCCTTTCTAGTCCGGATTTTTAATTATACGCACACCTGCCCAGAATCAGGGTTTAGGCGGCGTGTCGGGCTTAGGTTTAGACTTAAGGCCGTTGCCTGCTAGCACTCCACCTAATGAGCCAGTGAGGAAAATAGCCAGGGTTTTAAGCAGGTCTATAAAAGCAGCGTCATTAGGGGCCTGAGCATTTAAAGGCTGAGTTACAAAGATCAGCGCATAAGTAATACCTAAAGTAACTAGGACAAAGCAGGCAGCTAGTGAGCCGCCAATAATTAAAATTAAGCGAGCGTGAATATCCTCAGGGGCTAACCTGCGTGCCGGTCTATCCATTGTACGACTGTTTAACGAGGTCCTTAGTGCAGACTCCAGTAGGGATACACGCCGGGGGCTGGCACTCTTTGAGTTTCCAGTTTTTGTACTCTTGGCAGGGGTATCTTGTCCAGCCGTCATAACCACACCCAGTTAGTAAAACGCTTAGGCCTAGCCCTATAAGCCATAAGCGCACTACCGACCTAGAGGGTCTTTAGGGTTTAGGTAACGATAGGCAACAGGTAGCACAGCTGCTAATCCTGCTTTAAGCAAAAGGCTAGGGTCAGTAATGCCAGACATATAACAGGCGACCGTTGCAGCTACAAAGCTACGTAACCAGCTGCCGCCGATTTGTTGAGCTACTTTTAGGCTGTGTCTATTCATCTTTAACCAATCCGAGCTTAGCTATAAGCTCTTTAGTTTGTTTAGGGTTTAAAGCTATTTCAAAGTGCATATCATCTTTACGGTTACGGTAAGTACCGCCCCATTTACAGCCGTATTTCTTAGCTAGTGCTATGCACTTAGCAGCGTCCTCTGGGCTAAAAGTGTTTTCCTTGCCTAACGGGTGCTTAGTCGCGTTAAGGTCTATAGCTGTGCCGCTACTGTGATTACTTAGGCTGTCAGTCGTCCCGCGTATCATGCGGAAACAGTAGCCCCAGTCGTCCAAAGTGCCTTTATCTATCGGCTCTATCGTTTCGTGGAACTCCGCCGCCAAGCCAATAAGAAGCGGTGCCACCTTTTCAGCGCACCGTATTTTAAGATCAGTGCCAGGTACTTTAAAAGATTTAATGTCAATTTCTGCAGGGTCCTTACTGGCAGGCCAACCGTTACTACTCTTTAAAGTGCTCGGCATTTTCACACGTCCATTGGTAGTTTTCAGTATTTAAAATCAACTCAGGGTGGCAATTAGGACTAGGGGCTATAAAAGCGTCTGCCTCTGGGTCATAAGTAAAGTTTATAGACGCAAAGTTATAACGTATATTGCCGTTATAGCTTGTCCGCTTTACTGTGTAAGGCGTACCTATAGCATAGTAAGCCTCAGGGTCTAAACCGTTAATAGTTTCGGTTTCGTCCTTACCGACTGTAACGGTAACTACTTTATTATTATTATCTAAATATGCGTAGTGCGCCATTATGCCCAACTTACTGTGTCTGATACACCGGCAGCAGTTACAGTAGATACTTTAAAACCGCCTGCTGTTGCCGTTGTTTGAGTAACTCCACCTGAAAAAGTAGCTGTCTTAGTATCTGCATATTTTAAAATTACTACACCGCTACCGCCGTTGCCACCTGTTCCAAATGCACCGGTATACCCTGACCCGCCGCCACCGCCTCCAGTGTTTGTTGTGCCTGCAGTTCCATTACCTAAAGCTGCGCCGCCTCCTCCACCTGTACCGCCTGCACCCTGTGTAGCTGGTCCGCTAGTTCTATAATCAACCGCACCCCCGCCACCGCCTGCTCGCGTAACACTTGAGCCGGTAATACTTGAAGCACTGCCTGCGCCACCTGCGCCACCTGCAGTTGAGGTAGCGGTAGCACCTACGGCACTAGCACCGCCACCGCCACCGGCCTGTGCAAACGGGTTAGCCCCGCCCCCACCGCCTCCAGCGTTGCCTTGAGTTGGGCTTGCCGTAGCTGTTCCACCTGTGCCGGTATAAGAGCCACCGCCACCTGAACCACCGGTACGCCCGTTACCGGTACCAGTTCCGGAGGTACCAGCCCCGCCGCCACCTGTTGCAGTTATTGTGCTAAATACCGAGTTTCCACCATCGCCGCCGTAATTGTTACCAGTTACTCCAGTGCCACCTGCGCCCACCGTTAAAGTTACTGCCACTGCTTGAGTTACTGCTAGTGTGCTAGTTAAATAACCGCCTGCACCACCGCCACCGCCCGCGCCTGAATCCGCGCCGCCACCTCCGCCGGCAATAACTAAATACTCAACCGATACTGTAGGAGGTGCTGGTATACCAGTTACCCCAGCCGATATTGCGCCTAACATTTATGCAATCGCCCCATAAAT